GGCCTGCTCGGCGTCGTCAAGGATGCTTGTGGATTCTTCGTCAACGGCAGGGGCAGGGGCCGGCGTTGCGGCGGTCGTGACGGGCTGCGGAATCTCCGCGCTGTCCCCAGCCTTTGCCCAAGGCGAGGCGGGCGCAGGTGCGGGGGTCGGGGAGGGGGCAGGCGTCTCGGACTTTGGGTCCGGATTGTTCGGGGCCTTGGCCATCGGATGTCCTTTCTTGTTGGAAGAAAAACGGGGGCCGAAGCCCCCGTTCCCCTTGGGTTAACCGTTGGTGATGAGGAAAGCGAGCGGAATGTTCTTCCGGTCGATCACCCGATCCCAGTTGGCAGCCAAAGCAAGGTTGGCATCCGTCGGCGAGATGTTGTTGACAGTCTTGCCGGTCGGGCCGGTCACCGTGTTGCTGGTGAACTGATAGCCGAAGGGGTGGATCACCCACGTCTTGCGGGTCCAGAGGTTCTCGACACCGGCACCGTTGCCCTGCGCCGCTTCGCGCTCGACCTCGGTCGGAACGAGGGGGGTGCCTTCGCCGTAACCGAAGGCGGCTTCGCCGAAGAGCATCGAGACGTAACGAAACCCGCTGGTGGTGCCGGCGATGACGGGGGCACCGTCATCGACCACGATCCGACGACCGAGGTAGGTCGGAATGGTGAGCTGCCCCTGCGAGTCCGGGATATAGACAATGTCATCCCCTTCGATCATGCGCTGCATGACGACCGAGTGGACGACCATGGTCCGAATCCCGTCCCAGCGATCACCGAGGGTGAAAGTGGCCGAGATGAGGGCCGACCGCGAGAACAGGTTTGCGGCCGTGGCAGCGTCGCCGTCCTGGATCGAGATGTCATGGACCATGTCCGAGCTGTCCTGAGCGACGTTGGCGAGAAGAACGCCGATCGAGCTCGCCACCAGCCGGCGCTGCCAACGCTTCGTCCAATAGCTGTCCACACGGGCGCGGATGCGCCGCATGGCATTGCCGCCCATGGCGAGCTCTGCGGCAAGATCGGACTCCGACCAGCCTTGGTTCAGGAACGCCTTGCGGGCGATCTGCTCGCCCTGCTCGATGGTCTTCGGCACGGCAACATCGCCGGGGGCGTCGTTGGAGTAGTTGGGCTCATCGGCTGCGTTGAGATCACGCCAGAACGGGAGCTCGGCGGTCTTGCCTGGCGAGTTGGCCAGGTTGTCGAGCATCGCATTGCGCGCGATAACGCCGGACGCGAAGAAAGCGGTCTTCTCGGGGCTGTCCTCGGCCGGGAGGTCGTTGAAGATGGTCACATCGATGATGTTGGCAAGGCGAGACATGGTATTCTCCGTGTGCTGGGGTTTGTTGGGTGCGAGGGCGAGATAGGATTACTTGCCCTTCTGGTGCTCGGCGCGGAGCCGGTCATAGCGGGCAGGGTCTTCCTTGCGAAGCGCAATCAATTCCTCATCGGTATGATCGAGCCACTTCTTCTCGGCGGCACCGCCGCCCGAGCCGGGTCCGCCGGCACCGCCGCCAGAACCCTTACCGCTGATAATAATAGCGGCATATTTCGGGTTGGCAAGCAGTTCCTGCTTGAGCTCGTCAAGCGTCTTTGCCGACGGGGCACCGGCCTCGTCCAGCACGCGGGTGAAGTAGCGCCCATCCGCGCCCTTCTCGACCTTGAGACGCTTCTGGATCACGTCCTGAAACAGCTCTGGCACGGTGCTGATCTCAGCCGCCGTGGCCACCGCCGTGTTGGTCACGAGCAGACGCTCGATCTCACCGGTGAGGGACGAGGTCTCATTCTTGGCCGCATTGATGGCCGCATCCAGCTTCTGCTGCCATGAGGCTTCGATGGCCTGGACGTCCTTGCCCTTGTCGGCCTTGGCGGCGGTCAGGTCGTTGGTCAGGGTTTCGATCTGTGCGGTCGCTGCCGTCGCCGCGTCCTTGGCGGCCTTAGCGTCGTTCTCGGCTGCCACACGGAGGTTCTTCTCGTGCTCCTTGGCGTTCTTCAACGCGGTGACGTCTTCCACGTCCTTGCCATCGACCTGGAGGACGAACTTACCGTCCGCCCCCTGCTTGTAGAACGCCTTGACGGCCTCGTCCAGACCGTCCAGTGTTTCGAGGATACGCTTGAGCATGATAGTTCTCCCTTAAAGGCCAGCACGCCGGAAGGCGTTGGGTTTGAGCTTCCGCATCTCATCCAAGGTCAGGGGTTTGAAGTTCCGACCAAGGTTCAACTTCGCAAAGGTTGCGGCACTCATCCCACCCTTGCGAAACAATTCCGCTCTTGTCACCCCTAAAGCGTCATCTTGAAAGGCGGCGGGTTGTGTTTTAAGCCACTCGTAATATGTGGCCCCGCCGTCAACTGGTTCTACACCGCCCGCACCTGTCGCTGTCCGCTCATCCCGCCGCGTAAAGCGACCGGAAGCGTCGCGCCTCAAGTAGCGCCCAGCGATCTCCGCCGTGATGCTTGAGCGGCAGTTAACATGAGCAGGGGGCAGAGGCCCCTTGCCAAACTTAAACACCTGCTGGTCGAGTGACCGGCAGATTTGAGACGTCTTGTTGTCAAGGATGGATATCCAGCGGTAGCCCATCAACTTAACATTGTCCCCGACCTTGATCCCGGCGCGCTTGGCTGCGCGGCTCGTGATGGAGGAAACCGTCCCCTCCGCTGTCACCTTGATCCGCCCTGCCCCACGGAGCTTGAAGATCGTCTTGTCCATCGTCCGGGCGCGGGCGCTTGCGGAAACATGCTGGACAGCCGTGTTGATCGTTGCCGACGTATTGCGCCGGGCACTGCCAAACAAACCGTCCACGAAGCGCCCTTCGTTGGTGCCGCGGTAAGCGCGGATCACCTGCGCCCTTGTCCAGTCTTCTGCCGCGGCACGCCGCATAAGATCGGTTGATCGCCGCACCTCGTTTGCCGCCCAGCCGACGAGCCACACAGAAAGCAGCGCCCCGGTCGAGCCCATAGGCTGTTCCTGGACGAATGCCCACACGGGGGCTGCGTCGTCCTCGGTGACCGCTTCGATCTCAGGGACGAGGACTTCGTTGATGGATTCGAGCTCAAACTCCTGCTCGAATTGCGCGAGGGCGACGAACTCGCTCAGGAGGGAATCAATCCTTTCCTGATAGGCCCCCGCCTGCCCGTCGCGAAGCGCGTCCAGCAGGCGGCGACGTTGGACGGCGGTCAACACGCCCATCCGCTCAACGCCAAAGCGATTGAGCAGGGCGACCAGGTCACGATTGAGCTGGACGAAAAGCTGATCCGTCGCCTTGAGCAGCCCAGCCTTGAACCGCTCAAGATAAACTTGATGCCGTGTGGCAATGTCAACTAGTTCTTCACTGAGCATTGGCTGGGTCCGTCATGTCGCCGGTGGCGTCGGCTTCGAGCGCCAACGCCTCCTCTCGGGCCGATGCGATGGACTCCTTGGCTACTTCGTCGTCCTCATAGGCGACGCCGGCCCTCTTGAGGTTCCAACGCATCTCATCCCAAGTGATCGCTCCCTTGAGCCAGGAGGCGACGATGTCCGCCCGTTCGGCCGGCCCAAGCGAGGCGGCGGCGAAGTCGGTAGACAGCTCGTAGTCGATGATCTCAAGATCTGTGACCACTGCGCCGTCAACAAACTGCCACGCCCAGCGCAAGCACTTGCGGTAGGCGTCGGACACGTTGCGAGCGGCCGTTCCGAGAACGCTGTTATCCATCACGCTGTCAATCGCCGCCTCGGTGGCTGTCTGTTGTGTTCCCGTGTTCTCAACGAGCTTGGCACCGAGGGCGACCATCTGAGCCTCCTTGTGCTCCATCGCTTCCTTGCAAACCTGGTTTGGCGCAACCTGCAAAAGCGTGGCGTCTCCGCCGACCGGCAGGGCGATTGCCCCGCGTGAGCCGAAGCGGATCCTGCCCTTCAAAACCTCGTCTACCCACTGCTTCGTAAGCCCGGTCAAGACTGGGGTCGCCTGGCCGCAGATAAAGGACGATTCTTCATAGTCCGCAGAGTTGCAAAAGTGCGCCTTGTTGAGCTCGGCCAGGTCGAGCAGGGGCGGACGATCAACTGCCCCCGTGTTTTCCTCAGCCCCGACGAAGGTAAACGGGATCTCCCGGAAGGGTGCGCCATTGC